TCAGATGGAAAATTGTAGCAGAGTTAGCAAACTGTGCTGCTGGAGTTGCACCACCACCATTCCAGAATATTTCGACTGATCCCATAGGGGTTGCAACTGGAAAGTTTACGTAATATTTTAATCCAGTAAGTTGTAGATCATAATAACCCAAAGCAGTATTACTAACACTCAAACTAGAATTGAGGGGAACGCCATTGGCATCTAGTGCACCATATAAAGTATTTGCCTTAATTCTCGTATTGTTTGTTTCGTTTACTGAAGCATCAAAAGTCCCTGTTAATTTAATAACAGTGTCTGTTACGGTATCTCTAAGGACTTGATAAGTAAATTTATTTGCCATTGTATTATTCCTTATTGAATACTATTATTCGTCTTCTTCGTCTTCGTCATCAAAATCTTCTTCGTTATCAGAATCATCTTCATCACCATATTCTTCTTTATTCAAGCATTTCTTTTTAACCATCTTTTTGACAAGTGCTTTATCTTCTGCATCATCACCTTCTACACCAGCATCTTCCTCTTCTCCCTCTTCTTCTTGAAGTTTTTCTTCAGTAGCAAAAAGAGTTTTAGCAAGAGAAAGTTTACTTGCTTCAAACTGTGCAGTTACGCGATCATGGATTTCAGCATACAATGCATCGCGAAGTTCTTTTCCTTGATCGTTGATTGCATAATCAACAATATTTCTTGTGTTATCAGACATTTTTATCTCCAAATAGATATATTTATAGTATTTGCTTTATCTTGCTAAATGTGCCAGGTGAAGTAAAATCTTCTGATTTTGGTGTATCCTGATTTTGTGCACTTTGTTTTGCTTCTTTGGCCGCAAGTTTTTGATCCAATTCTGATGAGTGTTGGTTCATTGCCATTTGTTGTTCACCTTCTACATCACCCATCATTTGCTGTGCAGCAACGTCATTGGTAACAGAAACTGGCATTCCAAGTCCAACTTCCTTTTCTTCATCAATCTCTTTCTGCATCTGTTTGATATCATCATCGGTCATACGCAGCACATTACGCTGAATCCATGCTTGTGAATAGTAACGACCTGTGTATGGGTCTACCTGTTCTAACAGAGTCAAACGTTCCTTCATCAGTTCTGCTTCTTTCAGTTCTGTGAAGTTATTATCTTTGATGAAATCAAAATACAAATGTTCTTTAAACTCATCCCACTCTTCAGCAGTACAAATGCCTTTAAGTACACATTGTACTCTTAGTGCTTGGATAAACACATCAGAGAACTTGTTACGTAATCTGTCTACGAACTTAGCAAACTTTAACTCATCACGAGTTACTTCTGCTACACGACCAATAGAGAAACCTTGATCTGGTTCCAAACGAGAGATTGGAACATTCAATGATTTGTAAAGTTTCTTTTCAAAATACTTTACATCTTCTAGTTCACCAAGGTTTTGTCCACCTGGTAGAGTATCAATTTCTGTGCCTTTACCACCTTCTCTACGTGGTAACCAGAAATCTTCCATCATAGAAAGGAATTTACGATCATCCCTAATCTCGCCAGTATTTGCATCATAGACAAGTTTATTTTTGTACTTAACCATGATATCGCGGAGATACTGTTCAGCTTTAAGTTTCGGTAAATTACCAACATCAATATAAAAAATTCGTCTTTCTGGAGCACGTGATATACGGTAAATAACAGTTGCATCTTCAATCATACGCAACTGGTTAAGTGGTTTGATTGCTTTATGTAAGTATGAAAGAACGGTTGCTCTACGAGAATCCATCAGTCCAGAAACAACTGCAATGATAGAATCTGTGGCAATACGAACACCAAGTGGACCGAAACTAGATGATGATCCAGAACCTACCTTATCATTATAGATGTAATATTCATTAATCACATCCATTACATCTACACCTGTACGTTCATCCTTTCTTTTCTTGACTTCACGAATCTTTCTTAGTTTACGTGGGTCAATATATCTAAGTTCCTTGATACCTGCAACGGGATTTTCTCTGTCTATTACTATATGGTAATACAATCTACCATCAACATAGTATCTGCGGAAAATATCTTGCGCCATGTTTGTATAGTTCATGAGGCGCATGATATTGTTAAATTCTTGTTTAATTGCGTTCTTGATTTTTTCTGGTTGTTTCAGATCATCAAGAACCAATTTTAAAATAACACCATCATCATCTTGGCAAATTGCTTCGTTGATGATATCGTCAATTGCTGATTCAATTTCTGGTTGCATAGACATTTCACGATAACGCGAAATAAGTTCTACTTCATTTTTTGCAGTACCATCTAAATCTACATACGTACCATAATACGCAGCAGAAGTAATAGTCAACGCTCCATCGTCATTATTTGGTGGAGAAAATGACTGTTGAACTGCTTTTTCCTCGTCTTTTTTGTCACGAGAAATGCTAAATCCAAACAAACTAAATTTTGCTAAAGATGACATATTTGTTTTGTTTCCATTTCATAAAAAAATCATAAGGGGGGGGATTTCCCCCCCTCGCCACATATTATTAGGTTGTTGAATCTGAAGTCCAGTACTGGTAAGCAAACGATACTGTATAATCTTCAATAGTATCATTGCTGTCCCATGCTACATCAATAGGTGCCAAGTCAATTGGGAACATTCCAACAAAGGAATAATTCTTTAAAATTGTGCTTGGTCCTGTTTTGCTGTACTGACTTACAGTTGCATCAATAGAGTAAGAAGATGGTGAAGCAAAACTTGTATCTCTTACGTTACTTGCGTGAGAGTTAATTAAGTTCATCCAATTTTCTAAAGATCTACGGATAGCAAAATCTTCGTCATTGATGATAGTGATTGTCCAATCGTTGAATACACGGTTACCTGCGAATTTCAGTTCTCTACCAAAATATGGTAGAGATACTGTATTCACTTGAGAACCAGGAAGTTGTGCTGCCTTACATAAGAATGTAGTTTTCTGTCCAGCAGTAGTTCCATCAGCAACTGGTGTTGGAAACACTAAAGATACGGAAAATAGATTGGGACGGGCACCGTCACCAACTAATGCCGATCTAAATTCTGTTACGTTAAAAGCCATTGTTTTCTCCTATTGCTCTTCTATTTATCACGCTTGACCAACTATTGTTGAGAAATCAACCCCAGTACCAACAGCAACAAAGTTCAACTGAATGTAGTTTATTGAACGTGCTGGTTTAATATAAATGTCACCAACGAATTGGTTGCTATCTATAACTTGTGCAGTGTTGTTGGTTGTGTCACAAACAACTTTAAAGTCTGTGATACCACGGCGACCTTGAACATCACGTAAGAATGGTGTTACTAGAGCAACAAATTGTGCACGAGTAAATTCATCATTGAATTCAAACAGTGAGAACTGAGCTGCTTGTGATATTGATTTTTCAAGAACAATAAACAATCTACGAACATTGATTCTATCAAACGCTGACGGTTTAGATAACAAAGTTTTATCACCAAATAAAACAATTCCCTGTCCTGGAAATGAAACAACTGGGTTAACACCTGCTGCGTAGATAGTGTCTCTCTCTGCTTTGTTTGGATTCCAAGAAAGTTTAATAGCGTTTTTAATTTGACCACGATTGAAACCGGCAGGAGAATACCAAGGATCTGTTACACTGTCTGTGTATACACATAGACCAGCAGTGTCACCGTTTAATGGAATCCAACGATATATATTGTTATAAACGTCATATTGATATTTCCATCCAGAATCTGCAACAGCATATGATGTTGCTTTATTTAAGTTTGGATTTAACCATAGATTAACAATGTTACTTGCTTCACTACCAGACTGATTCACAACATATTGTGCAGGTGGAGAAATGAACGCAATACAATCATTACGAGCATTTACTGCTGATGTGGTTGAACCACCAACAACATTATCAATAACCCAAGATTGAACAGTGGTATTAGCAGCACCTGTTAGTACAAGAGAAATATCAATTGTTTCCTTATTAGTGAACATTTGATATCCAGATATTACGGATGCATCTGATCCAACATCATCAACACCACCACCTAGTGTAAGGTACTGATTTGATGTAGCGGTGTTAAAGTTAGTGTTAGCTGCTTTTTGTCCCCATAATGTTGATGTGTTCAAATAATCAACTGGGTCTATAGCATAAACATACTTTGATTTATTGAATACTACTTGTTTATAGTAGTTTGAACTTCCATCATTCAAATTGACAGCATCAACTGCTTTAGATATGAATGGGAAAGTTTCAAGAACAGTTCCTTTTGTTCCGGTGAATAGTCCACCAGCATCAATAACTGCAATGTGGAGTTCGTCATTAGAACCACCTAAAGATGAAGTATATGATGAAGTTGTTGGTGCAGAACCAAACAGACTTCCTAACGCAACATTTGCTGTTCCATTGTTGTATTGCCAACCAAAGAATGCTGCTGTATTAGCACAAACTGCAACCGCCAAAGAGTTTCCTAATGAACCTGGATATCTTGCAACAAACGAACCGTATGCATTACCATTAGTTGTGTTGTTCAAGTAGTTGTATTGGAATATATCGCTATTGTAAATAACAGTATTCGTTCCTGATAGGTTTGTATCAGAATTGAATGTATTAGCACCTACTGTTCTTACTACACTAAGATTATTACCATATGATAAAAAGTTAGCACATGTGAAGAAACTAATAGCAGAATTTGAATCTGGTTTTCCGAATATTTTTGATAATGAGATTTCACTATCAATTAATACTGTTTTATATGCTGGGCCCCAAGAAAAATATCCAGCATAGGCACCAGCAGTAGTTAATACCGAAGGTACTACTGTGGTTAAATCTATTTCAGATACATTTATACCGGGAGAAATTTGAAATCCCATTTTAATCTCCTTAAATTATTATAAGTTCTTTTGGTAGATACATTACCATAACGATATTTATCAAAAGGATGTTTTATACTCATCACGTAAACCTTTGAAATAACCAGCATAAACTTCACCACCACCTGCTTCCTCCCATACATCACCACCCCAAACACTGAACTCATTTCCATTTACTCCATCATCTATAATAGGTGCGGGTAGAATATCATCATCATGTTGGTTCATTGACTCCAACTGAAGTTGCTTTCTTAGATCATGACTTACTATTTCTCTAAAATATTTCTGTGTTGTTGCCCAAGCAAATAATACGCCTGTCATTACAAGATCGTCATTAGCACCCTCTTCAGCTGCGAATGATGTTTTGTTGGCAACAAATGTAGTCAATTCAGAATATGTTATAAAATCATTTATTATAAGTTTGTTCCCCTCAATCAATGTTTTCAGATTAGAACAACCAATCTTCTTTACTTGGGGAGACATTTTCAGACCCATTTGTATACCACGAGCAAAACCAGCAGATAACTGTTGTGGTTTCTTGTTGCCAGTGAATACTTTTAATAGGTTCTCATATTCAAAATCTAGGTGAAGCAAATCAGCAACTTGTGGGTTATTGTTTATTTCAACTAAGACGTATGCATCATTGTAATATCTTGCTGCATTGTATATATAGGTAGGCAATAATAGTGGTGAAATCAATGGGTTATTGAAACATGCCACCTGTCTATATGGTGTGTCAGACATACTCCATACAGAGAATGCTGATGAGTCCATATTCTTGCCTTCAGAAACATCCACTGTAATACAATAAAGATGATCTTTCTTTATCTCGTCCCCATCCTCCCTGATAGGTTGTTCAAATATACGTAACCCATCATGTTCTGATATTGGATCACGATATGACATTTCTTGTAGTTTCAAACCAGAAACTAGTGTGTTGGAACTACCAAGGAAGTGAGTATTATGTGAAACAACACCGGCCGAATAATATGTTGAATGTTTTTTTACACCTACGGGGTCAAATACTTCAAAATTTCCAAACTCAGAAATAATACTTTTTATTTTTTTATTTGTTAAACTATTATTAGTAGTTATTTCTTCTGCTTTTTTAAAACCAATGTCGGTTAAAAAAACGTGTTTGCCTGAACATTTTATAAATGTATCATCGTCAAATGTAAATGTATATAAAGAATCTACTATTTTTTTCTGTACACCCTCAAAAGATTCAAATCCACTTGGGGTTTTTATTAGATATCTACTTTTATTTTTTTTAAATAACATATTTTTTTATCAAATAAAAGATATAGGTCTCTGATACATCATATAACTTACCATAATGATGTGAAAATGCTCTCTCATATGTGAATAATTTACCATTCTTCTGTAATTTCCCCAATCTAGTATCAAAGATATCAACCTTGTCCTTATAATCTTTTATGATATTTCTTATATCAGAATCATTTATTTTTCTGTTAGGTCTATTTTTGGAAGACAACCCCATTTTTTTACGACTTTCTTCGGATAAATTCAGTTTATACCCAGATTTCCCTTTATTCCACGGAATTGTTCCTTTTTTTACTCCACCTATACCTGGTCTCTTTACACCAGTTTGTATTTTGGATAAATAATCTGGTGGTAGATTCATTCTTTTTGCTATCATAACACAAGCACCATAGTCACCATTATTATAATGTATATTATAATGTTCTTGTATAGAAATACACATTAAATTGTTAATATCATTGTTATTGTGATTACCATCAATGTGGTGTATTTCGTATGTTCTACCATTTTCATCTATTGGTATATTTCCATATGTTTCGACCCAATATTTTCTATATTTTTTATTTGACATTAGATTAACCTAAGAATATAACATTATTTATAATCCAAAAAACTTAGTGTCAAACTAAAAAGTCATAAAAATCAACTATTCTAATATTGTGATATTGTTTTGTTTTCTTATCATATATGTCAATTTTTGTATCACCATCTATACATTCAAATTCCTGTTGAAACTGTCTTTCAGATGTATTCCTGATAGTTTCTTCTTTCCATGCATCATCTCTTCCTGGTACCATTGACCAGTGGATTTCAAATGGAATATAGTTGTTTCTTTTCTCAATAGAATCTTGCCATAACTTATAGAACAGATTCATACCATTAGGAGTAGAAACGATAATAATCTTGGTCTTTTTACCTGATGATATTACAGGGTATACAGCGGTAAAGAATTCGTTTGCAATATTGTTTGGAACGAAAGCAAACTCATCAAGGAACACTAGGTTGAATGAACCACCACGAATAGCAGACGAGGAAGTAGAAGATGCAATGATCTTTGATTTGTTTTCTAGTTCAACAGTACCTTTATTCCAAGTTACCACACCCTGTTGCAACCAATCGGGTAAGTTTTCATATGCAAGTTGATACTTTGATAAAATGTCTCTTGCATTCTGTCCTTTGTTTGCAAGGATTGCAATGTTCTGTTGGTCTGTGAATAATGTCAACCATAACATATATGCAACAGTGGTGGTAGTTTTACCAACCTGACGAGGACATTTAGTGATAACAAAACGATTGTCTTTAAAGATACGTAACATATCCTTCTGGAATTCCCACATTTTAAACTTCACTAGACCTTCATCCACGTTAATGATATGAATGTAGTTCATTGCAAAGTAAACAGGATCACGAGCACATTTTGCGTACTCTTCTAACTGGTGTTGGGTGTATGAAGATTTTGCTCCTGCTTTTTTAAGGAGGGGATTATCTCTATATGAATCTTCAGCTCTTAACGCCATCTGTTTCACCTTTTAATAACTTATTCAATTCTGCTGGTGTTCCAACAAATACCGCTTTATCAATATTGGTAACACCACCCTTCTTTTCGTTTGGGTCCATGTTACGCATTTGCTTTTGAACTGCTAGTAGTTCTTTATTAGCATCTACTACATTCTTTAATAAAGAACCATACACTTCAAAAGCACGTGGATGTTGGCCTTCCTTGGCAATTTGCAGGATTTCCTCCATGGCCTCCTTTCCTTGATCTATGATATCTTGGAGATTATCTCTCGTTTGTTCGTAGGCATCATTTAGATCCTGAGTCAAGTCGGGACCAGATACGGGGGGTAATGTTTTTTGTACTACTGGTAGATCTTTTGGAGTTTCAACGAATGGTGCCACATCAAAGATTTCTTCCATACTTTTATCAAATTTTGACATACTATTTCCTTATTACAAAGTCCTCTATAATGATCCAAACGGATTAGATGTTGAATTGTCTATAATTGGAACAGATTCATCATTAATTAATTGGTTGTCATAAACTTCATTTTTGATAGTAACATTAAGTGGATCAAATGTTATCAAATTATAATGAGCATTACTCGTTAGTCCGATGATTGTTTGGTTATCTACAAATTCACCGGATATATTTGAAACTGATAATGTATTTGCTAGTGGTAACCAAGATTGGACTGTAGCAATAGTTGTGGCATTAGCATATGTATTATCTAATGATTGATATACCAATTCTTGCATACTATAATCACCAGTTCCTGTAATTGCATCAACATCCAAATTTATTGTATAAGCATTGTTAGTAACAACATCATCAATATCGGGAATACCAGTATCAATAACTTCTTGTGAGTATTTAAATTTCTCCATTTCTAATTCATAGAAATATGGTACTTTTCTACCCAACATAAAGAAGTCTTTATTTTTGTTGGTAAATTTGATTTCATATAATTCACCAGTACCATTCAAGAACGGTACATAAATCAAATCGCCTTCTCTTGGTCTGGTGTATGTATTCTGTGGGACTCTTTGAGAGAAAGTTCTTTTTGATAGAATAACGGATATCTGATTTTTGATTTCCAATCCAAACTTACTGAAAAACTCTTTCTCTCCACCATAGTCCATGATGTTGCTTGGATAAATTTCAAGTGGGAACGCTGTGGTAAATTTCTTTAATGGATCTTCACCATAGAGCAAATCCCTTGCCTGATCATTATCATTGGGCAAGTAATATACATCTGTGCCCATTATCTTTATGGACTCTACTATTAGATCTTCTACAAGACGTTGTTCTTGTATTGACCCGTAGTTATTGAAGTAATGGTTGGTACTAATTTGACACCCCCATTTCCTTTCTTTCTTTCCACCAAAGTTTCATTCTTTCTTTATGCAATCTTTGTCTTTCTGGATTATTTTTATAATTTTCTGAACTTACTTTTCCAGCAATAGATGCTAATTTTTTAGTGTCGTTATTATTTTTTCTAGATTCACTCATTTTCTTTTTAGAATCTTCTGAATGTTGTTTCCCCAACATAGGTTTTTGGTGTTTATGATTAATACTCATTTTTAATTTTGTTTCATCATTGTGAGTTTTTCCCAACATTACTGCTTGTCCACCTAATGTTTGGTTGTAACCAAAACAATCTTCAAATCCGACAAAAGTTCTATATTCATTTATAAAATAATTTTCCATTTCATTTAAACAATAATCTTTATCGCAAGAAGAGAATAATTCTATTATAATAAAATTATTATCACCATATTTTCTTATTGCTTTATGTAAAAGATGATTATATCCATTAGAATTTTTGTTGTGAGATTCATATAGATGTTCTTTAAATCTTTCTTCTATTTTCTTCCTAGTAAAACCAATATATGATTTGTTATTAATTTTATTGGTTATTCTATAAATTGTGTATTTCATATTTTAATTTAAGAAAAATTCCAAAACACCACCATGTTGTGACTCCATCTCATCTTCAAGTCTCAGTTTTTCCTGATTTGCTTCATCATAAATTTTATCACCATTGAGCGTAACACCACCTGGTAGTTGAATATTATTGAACTTCTTTAAGTTAGCACCCCATGCCATTTTAATAAGTACTGTGGCATATTCCTTTAACCATCTATCATTATACACCCAAGGATATGCATCAGGATTCAAAGTAGCATAACATTCAGCAACAACAATTGTTCCAGCTGGTGCTTCTTGAGAACCCCATGCCCAATCAATATAGAGTTTTTTCATATGTCTATTAAAGCGAATAGGAACCTCACCAGTGAACATAATCTCTAGTGATCGTAAGTGTTGTTGTGTGAGTGTATAGTTGATGTATGAGGCAGAGGTGAAGTCGTAGAGTTCATTTAAACGTAATTGATATCTCAAGTCAAACATGTTGATGGTTGCTTGTGAATCCATAATAGGAAATATACGTGTAACACCAACAATATCCACATGATTACCATGATCGTCTACAGCAACAGTTGGACTTAAATCTAAATATCTATTAGTCAAATCTTGTGCTGTTAATGAACGAACATAATAGATTTTCTGTGTACCATCAGCATGTCTATCAACAAAATATTGAATAGCATCGGTAATTCTGTCTTCTATTTGATCATCATCTACGTTAATTTCTATTACTGGAAAACCAAGTCTACGAAGACAATAATTTTTAAAATCTACTCTTGAAGTTATATCTGCCATAGTTAATCTCTATTGAGTTATCAACTATTTATGTCAGTTTATTATTCAAACTTATAAACACCATCATGGGCAGTATAACCTTCTACATGGGCAGTTTCTAATTCATATAGTTTATCTCTTGGTGTATGGTACCAATGACTCCTTTCCAGATTACACATAGGTCTTCCTACATTGCTTGCCTGTGTATCAAATATAACTTGAATTAATTCTCTATAGTTGTCAAATAATGTCCAACAGAAAGACCATAATCTGGTTTCAAAATACACAACTCTTTCTCTATGACTAACAAAATTATCGGTGCTTACATCCCATTGATTTATTTTATGAGCATATTTACCAATAAGTTCCGGTTTTTCATAGAATGAAATGTCAAAAGAATCTGCCAACCAATATCTTCCAGTTATTTTAAATACTCTTTTACCTAACAAATTATTCTTTTCTATAATATTAAGTGCCTCATACATAATGTATGATTCACCCATTCCTTTAGAACCTATTCTATTGACGAATAGTGTGAAAATATTGTGATCTATTTGGTGAAAGTAATCTACTTTTGATTTGATAATTTCTTTTTGTTCTTCTGTCAATGGAATATTAGAATTGTCTATAGATATAATTTTAACATTGGGAACTTTACTTCTGATAGAATCAAAAGTTTTTAATGTTTCTTCAAACCTATTTGCCGTTCCATATACATTAACACCACCTTGAACAGATGCATTAATAGTTGATGTTACTATAAAAGTATAAAAATCACTCATGTCATTACTCATCTATAATTGAATCTTTCTCTTCACCACGAAGTCCAGCTACACCAATACAATCTGTGTCTAAAACTAGAGATTGGTCTAATACCATATATGTCATATGTTCTACATCATTATATAAATTGTTTGAATACATATCAATCAAACTATAGAATATCTTTTCAAAGTCTTTAACAACAGTATCAAATATTGATCCACAGAAAGAAAACAATCTAGTTTCATAACGATACAATGAAGTTTTTGACTTGGTATATTCTGCAATGAACTCTAATCCTGGTTCCTTATTCTTAAACAAATATTTTCCAGTTGCACTATGATGTTTACTTAAATCAAATCTATCAGACAATCTATACCTTCCACATATCTTAAAAATTCTTGATTGTTCTGGTACATTAAGCAATTTAATGGATTGCATTAACATATAGGTTTCACAAGAACTTTTCATTGTCCCACCACCCAACTGGTGCGAAAATTTAATTACTTCATGACCTGTGAAATCTAAAACATCATCATACACTTCTAGAAATTTAGACCTCTCATCAAATGATAGTGATTTATCACCACCCTCTAATAGATACAATTTTACATCTGGAACTTTTTTACGAATGTCAATTGCAGTTTCTATTGTTTGATTTATCCTATCTTCTACAGAGAATAAAGTTTGCTTGGTATATATCCCTGATGGGACTAGAAATATATTATTCATTATTTTCAAGTAAATGTCCTTTAATGTATTCTTTTGCTTCCAACATGGGTTCATCCCAAACTTTTGGTTTTACTTGTCTAAAGAATCTGAAGCTGTCACTATACCAAGGACTTGTGTGTGGTGGTCTTCCTTCTAATGTCGGTGTTAAATATGTGAAGTATGCGGCTATAGGAACAAACACTACGGTTTTGGTTCCAACTGCACCTGCAATATGAACCACAGAAGTACATGTGGAAATAACTATATCTAGATTTTCTATCAATGCAATAGTATCATCAAAAGAATTGATTTGACCTGCAACATCAATTAATTCTGGACATTTCCTTGCCTCTTCTTCACCATCACCCTTTTGTAGTGAATAGTATTCTACATCTTGTCCCTCAAAAGTTTCATGTAAGAAATTCATCATATTGTCAAGTTCAATATGTCTATAAAGCAAAGCATTATTTCGCATGTTACCAATGAACCTGACACCTACTTTAAGTTTCTTACGTTCCTTTAACCAACTCCATTTTTCTCTTGCTTGATCTGATGCCCACAAATAATGTTCGGTTAACATTATTTGTGGTTTCATGTTGAGATATAAAGGAACTTCAAATGCAAAACACCATAATGCATCTGGATCTTTGACATCTCTCCAATCAGTAACAGAAGTGTAACCACAACGATTGAATATATCAACAATATCTTTATTGGAATTGGAATATACTGGATTAAATCCTGCTGCTTTTAATTTATTCCAATATGAGATTGCGATAAAAGAATCACCAAATCCACCACCATTCATATGGAAAATCAAAGTTCTGCCTGGATATAACCCACCAGTCCAATACTTCAATGGAATTTCTTCATGGTTAAACCAAAGTTCTAGTTTTTTAACATTAATGAGGAATCCACCAAGACCTTTCAAGAAATGTCCTGCTTCCATATCATAAGTTCCAAGATTGAAATTTACGATATTTCTGTGTCTTTCTCCAAGTTCATGTTCTCTTTCTTTCAGTTCTCTAAGAATTTTTTCTGCTGGTTCTTTTTGACCATTGAGAAAATAGGAGAATACCATTTCCAATAAAGTATCTGGATTGTTTGGATTAACTGCAAGATTCTGTTTTGAATAAAATAACGACTTGACAGGTTCATTAAAATTATTATACAATTTACCCAAATTGGCACGAACATTATATCTCTGTTCATTCGTCTCACACATATCCAATGTTTTTAATGTAAATTTCTCTGCCTTGTCATAATTTCTGACATCATAATAAAGTTTTGATATAGTATTAACAGATTCAATATGTATTGCTGCATTTGCAAAAACATCAACAACTTGTTCTGCTAATTCTTCATATTGACCTTTAATTAGTTGTTTGACTATAAAAACTAAAGGGTCACCTTCACCATAAGTATCATTCTGATCCATAGTTATTCCTTGACTGCTACCAATTTGATAATATTATTCATTGCTACATTATTTGCTTCTCTAAGAAGTCGTTGGACACCAAAATCCTCTTCTGGTGATACTTTCCCTTCTTCTTTTCTTTTGAAGAAGTCCTCTAGCATAGGAACATAGAATTGGTCATATTCAAATTCATAATGGATTACATCAAAATTGATATCATATTTAAGTGCCATTCCAGTACTGGAATTGTGTTTTTCTATATGGTACTTGATGTAATTTTTGGAAAACATGTACATCACATTTACATTGATTGCTCTTTTGTGGGTGGGATCACCATGAAAAGCTGAGTGGGTTTCGTTTGGAGAAATTATATCAAGAATACATCCATGTTCTGATACACGATATAACTCTTTCATTAATGGAATGAATCCATCACCGATATGTTCAAGAATGTGGTGTGCTCTGATTTCTTCTACAGAACTGTCTTCAAATGGAAGTTTGATATTAACATCATCTAGATTGACAATATAATCTGGTTCAACCAAAGGATCATCATCTACATTAAGAAATCCATCAATTCTTTTAAACCCACTACCTAAATTTATTTTAAGTCCCACTTCGCGTCTCCCATAAAATCTAACCAAAATGTTCTCAATTTTCCTTTACTATTTTCACCTATAGAATAGAAAGGAGTTGTGTGTAATAAACACCTATTTGAATATATATAATTCAATTCTGGACCATTATCCAATACAGATGCAAAGTGAGAAACACCAGTATCACCACCATAAAATACCATAGAAGTTTCTATATGATGAATATTTGTTATGAAATCTGTTGATATTTCAAATCCAGAATAATCAAATAGTCCATCTGGTGGTGGTTCTTTTGAGCAAATAACTTTTCTGTGATGAGGATATTTCGTTCTACATTCATTTAAAATATCATTCATACAATCAATAGACCAATTTCTTTGATTATTATATTCTGCATCATATAGTGGAAATATAACGACTTTATAATCCATGTTTCCAATTGGATTTTTAATGATTACATGGTCACCAATGATGGATCTAAAATCCCATACCGAAACATTGAAGAATGGTAGTTCTAGAAACCCTTCTTCTTTGGAAAAGTAATCTGTGATATCACAAAGATAATCATAGAATTTATGAATATAATCGTCTTGATTTAGAACATATTTTGGAATGTAAAATTGTATATGTTGTTCTTTGGTCTTTCTAAGATATTCAATGATATTACAAATAGCAATCAGGTCTCCACATCTAGTACCTAAAGTACCAAATGTGGATTTTGTGATATTATAAATCATTTCCAGACTTCCATATTTTTCACCATTTGAAGAATATCTGGAGGAATAATCATATCTTGCGGTTTAAATTCTACTTTTTTTCTAGTAGTATGTAAATTTTCAATTTGGACATCTTCATCAAAATCGGTATAAGATGCTTCTACGTCATTAAAATCATGTTCAAAATATGGTTCCTCAATAAAATTATATAGAGTCTTCATAATAAACTCTGGATTCTTGGCTAATTTATCATATTCAATAATCATAATTGAAGATTTATATTCAGAAGTAATCGCCTGTTTAACTGCATTATAAGCAAACCCCAGAGTTCTTCCCGGATTCATCAATGTTTCGCAACGAGTATAAACATTAGTATTTTCTTCTGGAGAAAACATGGAAGAAAAAACGTACGGTTGTTTTCTTAATAACCACTCAAATGAATTTAAAATTTGAGAAATATCACGAACACAAAGAATTAACTTTGATTCGGGATAAAGGTCTTTGATGGTAGGAAGAAGTAATCCCCATCCTCTGTTAGTATTGAAAGCAACTTCTTTGGTAGGATCGTCATAATAATTTTCAAATAAACCATTGATAAGTTTCTTGCGTTTTTCTGGTGGACATTCAAAACGATAACCACCCTGAGAAGATGATTCTTGAATAACTGCTCTAGTAAATCTTGCTAAAGGACCAGAAATAGATGCTTCAAACTTTGGATTCTGTTTGAGAATCGTTGAAAGAAGGGTGGTTCCACTTCTTGGGAGACCAGAGATAAAATTGTACTTTTTCATTGCAAACTCCTAATAATATATTCATTACAATATTATATATGTGATATATTATGCAGGTAAATCTGGTGATGAAATTGATGCTGTATGATAAAGTCCACCAGCAACTTGTTTCCAATTAGTTAATGTTCCTACTTGAATTGGTGAAGAATAATTTAATGTTGTTCCGTTACCTAATAGACCATAATTGTTGTATCCAAATGTCCATAAAGTACCATCAGTTTTTATTGATGTTGTATGATAACCACCACCTGCAACTTGTTTCCAATTAGTTAATGTTCCTACTTGAATTGGTGAAGAATAATTTAATGTTGTTCCGTT